CACGATGATGATTCACAAGGCACAGGCGATTTACCGTTCTAATGATTGAGTACCTACCGAAACAAAATGAAGCACTACGCGTACTGGGTAATTCACACCCGGCACGTGTGGTGCTATTCGGAGGTGCGGCAGGTGGATCTAAATCCTTCATCGGTTGTGCATGGCAAATAAGCCGTAGGTTCAAGTATCCCGGCACGCGTGGACTAATAGGCCGTAGCAAACTTGACACGCTAAAAAAGACCACGCTAAAGACATTCTTTGAAGTAGCGCACATGTTAGGCTTAGCACCTAATGAACACTACACCATCAACAATCAAACGAACGTGATAACGTTTAGCAATGGCAGCGAGATAATCCTGAAAGACTTGTTTGCCTATCCAAGTGATCCCGAATTTCATGCTCTTGGAGGTTTGGAATTGACTGATGCGTACGTAGATGAAAGTGCACAAGTATCAAAGAGGGCTATTGATATACTCCAGTCCCGCATCCGTTTCAAGCTTACGCAATATGACCTTAAACCAAAGATGTTGCTCACATGTAATCCCTCAAAAGGATGGCTTTATAATGAGTTCTATGCACCATTCAAGGCGCAAGCATTACCGCAACACCTTGCGTTCATTCCATCATTGCCAACTGACAACCCACATCTACCCGAATCGTACATTGAAACGCTGCGCATGTTGCCTGAAGTGGACAGAAGACGTCTACTGGATGGTGACTGGGAATACGATGAAAGCGTAGACAACCTTTACCAGTACGATGATTTGGTGCGCTGCTTCCGGGAAGAAGAAGCCAAAGGCGAAAAGTACATTAGTGCCGACATCGCACGACTAGGAAAAGACCGTAGCGTCATATGCGTGTGGCATGGTTTGCAGTTAATAGAAATACACGAGCTGCGTAAGCAACCAATTACAACCGTAGTTAGCACCATTCGCCAACTATGCGACAGGCACAGCATCAAACTTAGCAATGTGATCTGCGATGAAGATGGGGTCGGAGGGGGTGCGGTCGATGCGCTCCGTTGCAGGGGCTTCCTCAATGGTGGGCGTGCTAAGCAAGCGGATAAGTTCACCAACCAAAAGGCGGAATGCTATTTCAAGCTTGCGGAATTAATCGAGCAAAACAAAGTAATCTTCAAAGTGTCACAGTTCCGGGATGTGATAGTGCAAGAACTGGACATGATACGCCGTAGGCAGCCCGAAGCAGACGGCAAACTCGCAGTAATTAGTAAAGAAGAAATAGCACGCATGCACGGTAAGAGTCCTGACTATGCTGATGCCATAATGATGCGCATGTACTTCGAATTATTCCCGAACTACGGCAGCTATTCGTGGGCGTAGTGTACCCTTGAAGGTATAAACGAGGGTAATTGTGTTGCATTTATACCCGTGTTGGTATAGTTGAGGTGGTTACAATCTGTAACCAATTGCAATTTTAACAATTTTTAACAGGGCATATGTAATTATTTGCAGTACATTTGGCCATCAAACAACAACAAAAACACAAAGCGATGAACACAAAATTCCAAACCCTACTCAGTGCTTACTCAGCATTAGAAGCAAAGCAAGACAACGGCACTATTACAATGACAGAAGAGGCAGTTCTTTGCCGTCTTTCAGAAATGTTAAATGAAATGCTATTTAATAAGTAACCAATAAAAATCAAAACTATGAAAGCAAGCAAAGTAATTAAGTACATCGTTTACACCGCAATCGCTTTAGCAATTCTTAACTATTGTCAAGAGTTAAATGATTGCCTAATGAAGTATTAATTTGTATCTTTAAATCCAAATCAATAATAACATGAACTTCCACAAAGACAATCTAGAAGCATTGCAGAAATTTCAGCAGATGCTCAATGCAGAACCTGATGAACTGGGTATTGAATCAACACCCGATAAGAAAGCACGCACGCTAGTCATTAGCCACGTAGAAACTACACTCGATGAATTATTCTTTGGACATTGGCGCACTGAAAATTTTAAGTGGGCGGTATTAGCTAATGAAGTGCAGGCGTCAATGGATTTAGTGGTGATACATCCCATCAGTGGATATGAATTAAGGCGTACAGGGGCGGCATCTGTCATCATTATGGTGGACAAAGTGCCGGATAATGTAACGGGGAGCGATCGCAATAGATGGGCATTAAACCCCGATAATAAAAAAGCTAATGCAATGGACTTAGCATTTGGTAAACTCAAAGCAGAGTGCCTTAAAAACGCTGCATTGTCATTAGGAAAAGTGTTTGGTCGTGACCTTAACCGCAAGAATAAAGATACATACAAGCCATTCAAGTTAAAGGGTGCGCTAGGCAGGGGGCATGAGCAGGATGTGCAGTATGTGCGTGAACTTATCGCAGCTTCAACCGACCTCACACAGCTGCACAAAATCTTCAAAGCCTGCAGCCCTGAGGTACTTGCCGAGGTAAGTGACGAAATAAATTTTAAAAAGCAGTCGTTCGGAATTTCCGAATAACTGTATATTTGACCATCAATCAATATAACATGAACAACACACTATTCAGAGCGTCACAACTTGGTAAGTTGATGACCGATGCTAGGACCAAATCAGGACTTAGCGAAACCACAAAGAGCGCGCTTCTTGAAGTCTACATTCAGCAGAAGTACAATCGCTACAAAGAGATAAGCAACAAGTACATCGAGAAAGGTCTAGCAGTAGAGAATGATGCCATTGATATGTGGCGCAGGTCACGCGGTGAAATCGTATTCAAGAATGAAGAGATGTTTGTCAATGAGTACATCAAAGGCACACCCGATTTACTTATCAAAGATGATGAAACAGGACTGGTTGTAAACGTGCCTGATATCAAAAGCAGTTGGGACATACACACCTTCATGGATGCAAAGCAGAATGATATAAGCAAAGATTACTACTGGCAGGGGCAAGCATATTGTTGGCTCACGGGCGCACCGCGTGCTACGTTTTGCTATGTGCTAGTAAGCGCACCCATCGAAATGATTAATGATGAAAAGTACCGCCTATCGCGCAGGCTAAATCTTATTGATCCACAAGGTGACCCTGTATTTTTAAAGAAGGCAAAGAGCATCGAACGTAACATGATATACGACATGCCACGATTCCTTCGCGAATACCCGGATGCAAACCTAGAAACACCACGTGATGAATGGGCGTTTGATATACCCATTGCTGAACGCATCCACGAAAAGGTTGTGGAGTTTGATACGGATGCAATCGCAAAGCTTCAGGAGCGTGTACCTATGTGGCGTGAATACTTAAATACTTTAGCACTATGAGTAAGCAAATTAAAATACTGATTTACTTAGTAGCATCAGCAGTGCTTGCATATCTATGCGCTTTATTCATTACGTTAGAAACCGATGTTACAAAATGGCCTAAAATGGGTAGATTCAGTTTGCTAATGATATGGGGTATATTAAATGTGGGATTAATCATTCATTTAGCGATTCAATATGAAGGAGGTGACAAATGAAAAAACAAACCGCAGTAGAATGGTTGATTGATGCAATACGCAACCAAATGGCCGAAGGCAAATTAAACGCAATAGCAATAAGCGATTTAAAGATGCTTGCCAAAGCAATGGAGAAGGAGCAGACTGAGGAGAATATGGCAAAGGCAATAACTTTCGGATGGGAATTGAGTCACCACCATAGACTTAAAGAACCAGAAGTACTATTGAAAATGCAAAAAGATTTTATCACATCTGTTATTGAAGGAGGTGACAAATGAAAAAGCAAACAGCAGTAGATTATCTTATTGATGCAATCCGAAATAACATAGAAAAAGGCACATTGAATGCCATTGCTATTTCAGAATTAAAGATGGGCGCTAAGGTTATTGAAAAGGAGCAGATGTTAAACGCTTTTATTACAGCGCATGAATATGAATATGGTGATGATGCACGGGGATATTTTACAAAGGATTTCATGGAATACTACAACGAAACATATAAATAACTATGAACGCACTTTGCACACTAATCATATGGGGGGGCATGCACTATGCTACCCCGGCATGGATGGAAAAACAGATACCCGCTTGGATGTGGTCACGCTATGAAATACACATAGCACCATATGGTACTAAGCTATCCAGTATCGCAAACGTAGACCCGAAGACAACCGCACTCATAGGATTTAGCGCAGGAGGTTTGGATGTGCTACGTAACTACTCACAGGATTATGCAATGGTGGTACTGCTTGACCCATCAACTCGCATGGATTATGCAAAGATTGCATACACCACTAACACCTACATGTTTTACAATCAATCTAATTGGGGCGGCACTAACAAGAGCATGGATGATGTAGCCAACCAAATCAATGCGACAAGTGGTAAGGCAGTAAGCATGAAGCTTAAGCACAACGAAATTCCCGCATACTTTTTTAATCACTTTAAAGGCGACTACTAATAAAAGCAATGACCATTGATCAACTCAAAGACCATGTGCGCAATTCGATGCAGCACTATTACAACAAAGAACAAGTAATTGAACTAATCAATAAGCTAAACAATGAAAGCAAAAGACAAAGCATGGCAACTGTACTCGAACTATTTTGATATAGTCGAAGGCGAAAAGCAAGAAGGTAACTTAGTTCATATACACATCAAAGCTTTGAACGCTGCGCTGTACTGCGTAGATGAAGCCATAGTAAATGCACCTACCGACATAGTAAATGACTTTGAAGGTACAGGTGAATACTACAGCGTTAAAGCCTACTATCAGCACGTGAAAAGTGAAATACTAAAACTCAAAGCACATGACAAGAAAACAACTGCAACAGTTTAGTGTTGATGAACTGCGAATGCTACGGCATAGATACCTAGCAGATACGCCAAAAGGCAGCACGGAATGTTGCCGGGTGAATCGCATCATTCACCGAATCAATCAAGAAATAGATTTTCAAAAAACATTTTTAATACATGAGTGAAACTAAAAAAGAAACCGCGCTGCGCACACTTAGCAAGTCATTGCGCAAAAGATTCCAAGGCAAAACTGTAAACATATCTTGGATAGAACTGGATGCGTTTATGATGAAAGCGCAAACACGGGAAATGGAAAACATACTTAATGCCTACAATGAAGGCTATACAGATGGTAAAGCAGGAACACCAAACAGAACACAAGATGAAAGCAACACTAACATTTAACCTGCCTGATGATGCAGTAGAATACGAATACACTTTGAACGCTGCCCGGTATAAAGATGCACTTAGCGAGATCATGGAATTGATGCGCAGAGAATACAAGTACGGTGAACACGTTGAAGAAGTAAGTGATAAGATTGCAGATCTGTACGATAGGTTTATAGATATAACTGAAGGGCTGCTCGATGAATAGGTTTCTAATCCTTAGCAGCGGGCGCATCATTGCTGCACCTTGCGATAGCCATGCTTCCAAAGAAACCTGCCCAGTGCTTCACCTTCCGCATCAACCTTTTCCTCACTCCACTCAGGCTGAATGTGATGGAGGTATTCATGAATTAAGACAATGAAATAGCGCAGCGGTGGTAGTGTAGGGTCTATCTCAATCACATTATCACTATACAGCCCATCCGCTTTTTCGCGTCCAAGTTTGCGCTGAATAACTTTAGGATGTGGTTTGCGTTTCATTATCTTTGCGACATAGTGTAGTGGTTCATTGCATTATTGTTTTTGTTATAAATTGATACAATCAGGCTCCAAACGTGGAGCCTTTTTGTTATCTAATCTTGCCGTTAACAATCCTGTAATTACTCACTTCAAAATCTCCAGTATCCATTACGCGCACATGTGCAAAGCCATGATGGTGCTTATTGATGGGCATGTAATCAGGGTGCAGCTCACATAGACAGGCCACGCTCCAACACGTTGTTATCTTGCCATTGATGTTAGGCTCTGTATGTTCACTTGCTTGGTGGTGGTGTCCACACAATGCGCTGTCCTTTGCTCGCAAGAACAAACCGCGTGCGATGTTTACGGGACTGAATACCGATGCTCCCAGTTCATGCCCGTGTAATATGGTCAACTTGCCCGCGTGTATTATCTGCTTATCAGGAATAAATGTGATGTTGTACTTATCCAAGTGCATGAGTGATTCAAAGTTGAACTCATCCATACCCAACAAATCAGGTGCATTGCGCATGATGTAGTGATCATAACGCACATCGTGATTACCGCACTTGTAATAGATGGCAGCATTAGGGAATAGCTTGCGTAGCGTTTGCAAAAATTGCCTAGTCATTAGCACTTCATGCCCGAAGTTTCTTTTACGCGGGTCTTTCTCAAAGCGACTGATTGCATAGAAGTCTATGATATCACCATTAAGCAGGATAGTATTAACCTCATTCTCCAAACCGTACTTCAATGCTAACGTCAATGCCTGTATGTTATGATACGGCACGTGTATATCCGAAAGCAGAAGTATGTTATTGTGATTAATTGGAAGCTTGAACGGTTTATAGTTCGCCTCCTGTGATGGTGGAAGGTCTAGCGGGTTGCTTTGTTCAGGCATCAACTCGTTTACCATATTGCCGAAGTCGGTAAAATGGTTTTCTAGTTTGCTTAAATTACCCTTTGCCTGCGGTTTAACGGGTGAATGTGGTGCGAGGTTATGTCTTTTGCGCCAACTGAAATACAATCGCTCAAATGAGCTGTATTGCATTTTGATATTGTGCTTATTCATGGCAGCACGTAGCCGTGAAGCTATCGAGCCTGTGCCTTCATGAACTTCTTTGTAAACCTCAAAGTATTCACCTTGCATAGTAGTTATTTATTGCCACGAATAAACCCGGCTAATTCTGCAAGATTGGTGCTAATGCTCAAGTTCTGTGACGCTATAACATCAATCTTCTTTTCAAGCTTATCAATGGCTTTGTTCTGTTCTTCTTTCATGG